AACGGCTTCTTCCGATAACTGAGGAGTACCATCAGGGTTTGTTAAAGTTAATGCATTGTTAATTGTAGGGTTAAAGTTGGCTAACGCATTGGCCGTCATATCTCCGCCGGGGATATTAACGTTTCCTCCAGAACTAACATAGTCACTCATCCAGTCAGTGCCGTTTGCATTGCCCTCTCCAAAACTTGGCATCTCTATCCCAAGATTAGCTAACGCAGACGCAATTCCCATACTACCAGATGTAGTAGTTCCAAGTAGCATTCCCAACAAAGAATCACCTGTAACTTCTCTAGCGATGTTAATGCTAGGATCAATTTGTTTTAATAAAATGTTTTTGTATAAAGATATTCCTCCTTCTTCTGCGCCCTCACCAAGAGCCTCTCCACTTATAGCCTTAAACCATTCTTTTGCTGGTTTACCAGTTTTAGCAGCCCATTTTCTAGCTCTTTCAGCAAACGACTCACCTAGTTCTTTAACTGCATCGGCTTTTTTGCCAAATAATCCTTTTAATACTTTTTGATCAAACTTATTACCAAATATCATAGTAGAAGCTAATGCGGCTGCGCCACCCGCTAAACCTACTTTTTGTGCTATGTTTGCAGCAACTGTGCTACGCCGTAAATCTCCATCATTAGCGTTTAGTTTTTCTAACGTGTAATCTTTGGCTGCTTGTTTGTACTGTTCTTTTGTCATAGCGCCAGATTGCACTAGTAAACCATTTGCTTTAATAAACGCTTTATATTCGGCAGAATCTCGTATAGCTAAAGTTTCAACCTTTTCTTGGGCGGCCATAGCACCGTTATAGGCTTCTGAAGCACTGCCGCCTATTGCTTCGGCTGCATCTAAAGCTAAAGAACTTCCTACAGTAGCCCAGTCTCCTGCTTTGTTTATTTGAGCCAGAGTATCGGCTGTAATGTCTGCTACATCTACTCTGCGGCCAAGAGCAGAACTAGTTTTTAGAACGCCTTTAGCAGCTAATCCAATTTTACTAGCTACAAAAAAACTAAATGCCTCTTCACCTAACTCAGTTACTGCTTCAAAAGAAGTAGCGAAAGGAGCTTCTTTAAGACCCCCAAAAAATTCAGATACCCCATTCATAACTGAGTTGTAAGTACTAGCACTGTCATTCCTACTTTCAACAGTATTCGCTAATAATTCATCACGCCTTTCGGCAGTTATACTTCCATTATCTACAGCAGTATCTAAAGAAAGTTTTAATGCTTTATAACTACTACTGTTTATTACTTCTTCTTTAGTTTTTTGCTCAAAGTACGTTTTGTCTTCAAACTTAGCTTGAAACTCTTGTAGTTTTTTAGCCGACTCATTAAGGCTTTCTGGTTTAGCTTCATCTGACATACCTAAAAGATACTGAGATACTTCCGCCAGCTTAGTGTTCTCAGGGTGGGTTTCACCCATTGTAAACACGCCATTTATTTGGTTGAGTATATTTCCGCCTGTAGCTAATGCTGCGGCTACAATAAACTGGTCTGCCTCTATTAAGAAGTCTCCATAAGCAGTGCCTTCAAACAGCGACTCTCCTGCTTTAGCTACCCTCATCTCAATTAAATACTTAGCCCCGTCATAAATAGCACTGCCAATTGTCTCAACTATTAAAGGGTCAACTTCAGGGTCTGTTATGTCTTCAGCAAAGGCTACAGGGTCTTCTTTTCGGTAGGTGTCAAGTATTCCTTCTAAAGCCTCTGCAAACTCTATAGTGCTACCATCTACACCCGCAAACGACCCATCATCATTTACTTCAAAAGCACCTTCAGGTAGGGCTATACCTGCATCAAACATTGCGGTTTTTAGACTAAGAATACACCCTTGTTGTATAGTACTACTAGCAGACCCCGACCCACCCAAGATTACGGAACTAACTTTTATAAGGTCGCCAATACCTAGACTACCATCTTCATCCATTAATTTGATACCTTCTGCGGCTGCTGCCATAGCGTTAGTACCATAAATAATTTTTACATCTGAAAACTCTCCCATACTAATGTCGGTGCCCTCAAACGCTTCTCCTAAAGTAGTCGGTAGTTGAAAAGCATCAGGGCCACCAATAGCAGTAGAGGAAGAGTTAAACCCGTCAATAGCGCCGGGGATCATGCGAAGCCAATCACTCGTATGTAATGTTTCTCCTGTAGCTCCTTTTATTGCAGAATACGCAGCGCCTACTTGGGGGTAAAAGAAAGACACTACACTTATAGCGGCGTCTAACCAATCGGGAAACATACTTAATTCTGTGTCAAAGTCATCAGTTCGTCCACCCGCTGTTTCATTACCTATGCGTTGGTAGAACTGATTAACGTCTAAAGGATTGTCGCTTCTAGGGTAGAATTGTGGGGTCTTTAAATCTCTGTCAAGGACTACTTCAGACGAACCAGAAGTATCCAAGTATAATTTATCGTTTATACCTACAAATTTCATTGCGTCTGGATTTTCTACCGCGTCGTAGTTAGCGTTAACTTCTTGAACATATAAACTTTCATACTGTTCTTTGTTTATTCCTCCTGAAACGTGTAACCCGTGCAAGTAAGTTAACTTGTCTTGTAAAGGTAAGAAGCCATACATCTCAGCAAAAGCGTCAGGGTCTTCTGATCTAGCTTGTTCTAAGTCAGCAGTAAACTCTTGGTACTTTTCTAAGCCATATTCAGCATTAATAGTGTCAAATACTACCTGTGGCCCTTCAACCGCCGCCGCGTAAACGCCATTGCCTGTATTATATGGCATGTCCTCCCACTCGGAGTGAGGCGTGTCTGACAGGGTGTTTAATTCTGCAAATACTTTATCTGGGTCTACACCAAGGGCTAACGATTTTTTAGCGCTTGCCCAAGCATTTGCTTTTATATACGTACCCTGATCCCCTGACAAAGGGTTTTGCATACCTTCAAAATACTTATTTAGTATTTCTTTTTTCTCAGGGGTAAACCAACTTTGTTCAGCTAGACTTTCTCCATTAGGTTGGTAAGTTTCAAAGTCTACTAAGTAACTTGTGTCTTCTAATACAGTGTTAATATCAAAAGGTAATTCAGACGAAGCAGTTACGGCATCCCAATCAATATCTCCCACTGCGGCATCCCAACCACCACCACCTATAGAATTTAAAGTTACAAGTAAATTAGCAAAGTCTTCGCCGTAAGTCTCTTGGATAGAATCAATAGGCAGGGTAATGTTTCCTGCCGACGCATTCTGAGAAGGCATCGAATATTTATAGGCTTTGTACGATGTTGGAAACCACTCAGGGGTGGCTAAAGCGCCCATACCTAGGAAAGTTTGGCCGGGATACCGTTGCAAAGAATACTCATCAGAAAAACGGTCTCGTGAAACTGAAGACTGCCATTCTTTAAAAGATTCTAATTGAGATAAAGGAGGAGTTTCGTAGTCAAAAATACTGCCGTCTTCAAGAAAATCCCAGTAGTCATCGAATCCACCTAAGTCTGGGTCAGAATATAGGGGATCTTTGGTTTTTAGAGGATCATTATGTTTTGGGATATGCGGCATCTTACGTAATCTCTAATATGCTTGCTACAACGTGTAACCTGTTAGCAGTAGCCGCAGTGACTTTTAATATCTCAGTAGGTTGTAATACTAGGGGGGCAGTTAATAATTCTACAGTAGCATTAGCGCCAATAGCTTTTGTCTTAAACAAGCTAAACACCGAACTACCATTAGTTACAGTAACAGTAATTGTATCCGCATTACCAGAGTCTTCAGAGACTAATATAGACTTAACAATGCCTGTAGTTAGGCCAACCGCTGTGTACAGCGTAGTTACACTAGTAGCAGTTAGGTCGAGTTTTGCATTTACATAGGTATTAGCCATTAGCTCATAAACCAAGTAGAGGCTTCGGCTTGCTGATTATACGTAGCATTGCGAAGCGCGTTGTCTAACTGATTAAAGTAGATACGTAGTATCTTGTTAAACTCTTCAAATTCTTGTGCAGTATACTCTTCTGGAGGGTACGGAAGCGCGGGCGCACGAAAGAGTACATTATATCTAGTACGGTCTACAGCCATTATCGTCTACCATCAGGTCGCATATCAATTCGGGGAGAACCCAACTGCCAAGTTACTCCTTCGGCGCTAGACTCTATTTTCATAGCCATTTGACGGCCTCGTACACGAGTATATACTTCGCCTGTAAACTTCTCTACAGGTGTTACAGCAGTCCTAGTAATAGCGCCCGTGTTTGATCCACCCTCAGACAACGGGTTGTTATACCCTGAACCAGAATTAGCTAGAGGTAGCAAAGACATAGTAGCACTAGGAGAGTTTACTAGAGACCCATCAAAAGTAATATCTGGTATCAACCGATGAACAAACATAAACTGGTGCCCATCATCAAGATCAAACTGAGCAGACTCTATAAAGGCGGCGATAGGAGCTGTAGTACCTGTCTCATTGTCGTCAACGCCTTCTTCATGGTCAACTAGATTAAAGGTATAAGTAGCTGCTAAGGGGTTGTTTCTAAGTCCAGAGTCTAACCAAGCAGAGCGAGACAAGGTGCCGTAGTACCATACATCTTCTAGGTAGTTATACACCACATACTTGTTTGCTACCGTAGAGCTGCTAGAGCAGTAGAACCACCATACTTCGTGATATGACTCTATCGTGCCAGCAAATACTTGTGGGTATTGAGTAACATTAAAATCGTTAAATATAAACTTACGTAAGTCACATCGTAAAGGCTTGGTACGTCCATCGTACATGTAGAACTTGTCTCTACCCATCCAGTAAGCTACACCGTTTGCATAGGCTACAGCATTTTGTGATGCTATAGATATGTTCTCACCTACTAACTGAGCAGTCCAAACAGCGGGTGCGCCTACATACTGTAACGCGTACAGGGCAGAGTCTGTCCATACTAGTACTTCTTGGCGCGATTGTTTTGCAGCAATAATGTTGGTGCCGTTAGACAATATTAAATCACCTGCCTGATTAGTAGCGGAAGGTGTCCAGTTTGTAGCATCTTCTTGGTCTGACCACCGTATGAGCATAGTGTTTAGGGCAGATGACCCTAGCTCGTTACACCCAAAACAAAATACAAACCTGCTTATGTCAGATACTAATGTTAAGTTTTGGATAGTAGGTACGTTGGATGCGCCACTTAAAGAAGACAGAGCTACGCCTCTTTGATTTAAGTTGTTTGTTGCGGATGCATCCCAATAGAATAACGTGCCTCCACGAGGGCCAAATACAAGGTCTTCACCAAAGTTGGCTTGACTCCACTGGCGTACTTCTTCTACTGACTCAGCGCCTATACCCCATAGCCCAGAACCCCAAGAAGACGCGCCCCAACCTTGAATAGGTATAGCAAATGCAGGGCCAACATTTATCTGGTATGCCGCAGTAACTGAACTACCACCCCCTGTAGCGCTTGAAGCAGTTGAACCCGCAACAATGGTATAAGATGTTGCACTGGCAAAGTCTATTATTTGGAATTCGCCATTTAAGTCCAACCCACCTACAGCATCGGCACCGCTAAAAGTAACAAAGTCACCTACTGTGTACCCACC